TCAAACCTGTATCACCTAATAAACCTAAATCAAAAGTACCATTTGCTAAGTCAAGTGGACCGATTGGTGGTATCGCATCTTTTAATGCATCTGGTAGTTTATTGTCAAATAACTTTTTAGGTTGTAACAGTGGATTTTCTGCACCTTTTTTAAGTGCTTGAATGATTACTGGATATGTATAATCATTTAAATAACCGACTTCTTGTTCTTCTTGATTGACTGCTTTTGATTGCCAAGCATGAAAGTAATCTATGATTCTCATGTCATTTAAACAATAAAAAGTTAAAGTCACGTCATCACTAGCATAACCATTTGCAACTTTCATAGTTGACATACCCATAAATCTTTCTGTTGATAGTATTTGCCTACCTGGTATTTGTGCGGCCTTACAGAGAATATCCATGTCTTGTGTTCTTACACCAATAATTGGTGGCAAAAAGACACGATAAAGGTTGGCCATCGCAAGACCGCCACCTTCTGTTATTCTACTCTTGAACGTATCTATCATGTTAGTTGTCATAGCATTTTCCTACTGTCTGCATATATTTTTTGTTTTGTTGCTTTTTCAAATTGTGCAAGTGGTAAAAACGTAGCAATCTCCCATTCTGGTGCTTTGACTTCTGCGAATTTAGTTGCAACTTTTTCATTTAAATAATGTTTAATACATGGTTCGTAATACTTTAGTTTGCTTGTACTTGCTAATAATCTTACTGTTAAGTCAAACTTTGCATTATCACTTTTCTTACTTGTAACGTTGTCCATCAATGCATCAAGAAACTTTGCACGAAGTATTGGTGGTAAGTAATGTAAATTCAAACCTAGAAACCCACCTTTTGCAGGTTTTACAATGATTGCTAAAGGAAATCTATCGTAATATGGTAAAGTATCTTTGTGTTTTGGGTCATAACCAAACATTTGCATTGACCCAATAATTCTTCTACCACTTCTACTGAGTGGTTCTTCTTTCATGAGTTCTTCTCTATTAATACCTCGCATAGTTTTTGCTTTGTTCATAAACCATGCTCTACTCTCGTCTGTTCTTGGAGTAATTTGATTACGAAATGCCGCAAGTTCTAGTTTCTGAAAGATATTTGACATACTTCTATTTATACTTATTTCTTACGTCCTGTAAAAGGTTTTAAAGGTTTTGTAGATTTAGGCAGAATACCCATAGAATTAAGTGTCTTTTCTGTCCAGACTTGAAACTCATAACCATTGTCTTTTGCATATTCATCTGCCGCTTCCCACTTATTCATGTTTTTCACATATGTCGTTGCTTCGGTAATATATCGTCTAGTTCTTCTATTACCTGTAGGTGGTTTAGTTTCTTTCTCTGGTTTTATTTCAACAAGTATTGTTTTACCTTCTTTAAATGTTATTTTCAAATCAAGATAATACTTATGATATCTTTTGTCTATCTCATAGTAATATGGAACAACAGTTTCTTCTGAACTCCAGTACTGGACTTTAGGGTTTTCATCACACCACCGAAAGCAATGCCTTTCCCACAAAGACCTATAGATGACACTCTCATAGTCACCTTTATACTTTTTTGTATTTTTTACTCGATATCTTCCTTTGTATGTCTTCATTTCAGTATAAATAGAACTATAATAAACTATTTATTAGAGTAACATATGGCAGATTTCGGTAAAACATTAGTAAATTTTGGAAAAGAAGTTCTTTTCGATTCACTTCCAGAAGCAGTACCAGTTCTAAAAGGCAGAAAAGATTTAGAATATCCACTCAATAACCCAGACGATTACAAAGGTAGACTCATGTTTAGTATCTTCGAAGAAGAACCTTTAGACATGGCCGCACTTGTAGGTTTATCTGGCATATTCGCTAAAGATTCAGATACAAGTGAAATTACAAATGATGGAGAACAAACAGAAGAGTTTAAGGGTGAAGGTGTAGCATATCAAACTAAAGAAGGTTCTGGTTCTAAATTATCGCAAATAGATAAATCAGTAAAACTCTTTACACCTGTTGCATTGCAGTTTAGAGATAACGTTGCATATGATAATGCAGATTTAGGTTTTGGTGGTGGTATAGGTGAGGCCGCAGGTAAAAGTGGTAAAAATATTTTAAGTTCACTTCTTGGTGGTGTAGGGTCAACATTAACTGCTGGTCTTCAAGGTAATGCTGGTGGTGATTTAGGTAAACTTGCAATGACACAAGTAAGTGTAGCAAAAGTGGCAGGTGAAGGTGCGAATCTGGCAGTAAAACAGGCCGCTGGTGTAACAATGAATCCAAATACTCGTGCATTATTTAAGTCAGTAGCACTTCGAGAATTTGCATTTACATTTAAATTTATTGCAACATCTGAACGAGAAGCAGACGAAATAGATGAAATCATTAAGTTTTTTAGAACAGAATTATATCCAGAAGATATTCTTATTGATATTGGTGGTGTCGATGCATCTATTGGTTATCGTTTTCCAAACAAATTTAATATAGCAGTAGTATATGATGGCAAAGAAATAGCAACAAAGATTCAACCTTGTTTTCTTCGTGACATTAGTATTGTATATAATCCAACAAATTCTGCAATGCATCGTGATGGTAAATTTACTGAAATAGATATGACTTTAGCATTTACTGAAACATCGACATTAAGTAGAAAGAAAGTTGAAGAAGAAGGTTATTAAGCATGACAACAAAATATTTCAAAAACTTTGAATCATTAGCATATAGATTTGGAAATTTAGAAGACCCAGTACTGTTCAATAATCTAACTCAATATGTAGATTTAATTGATGAAATAAAATCAAACGTAGCATTTTTAAACAAATACACAATACTTTCTGGTGATAGAGCAGACTCATTATCACACAAGTTATATGGCACAACAGATTATTATTGGACATTTTATTTGATGAATGACCACTTAAGACTTAGTGGTTGGCCAGTGGACACAGGTGATTTATTAGCAACCGCGGCATCAAAGTATCCAAACAGATTTATCACGTTTACTAATAGAACTACAATTGGTGGTACAAATGAGGATATTGCAGTAACATTTCCTGTTGGACAATCTGTTACTGGTGCATCATCGACAACTGTTGGAACAATTGTAAAAAGAAATTTAGATTTAGGACAATTGTTTATAAAGATTACAAGTGGGACCAAGTTTTCTGTTGGTGAACAATTGCAGTTTACTAACACAAGTGGCGATGTAATTTCTCTTGTAATAGTAAGTGAAGGTGAACAATACAATGCAGTACATCATTATAAAAATACAGATGGCAAACAAGTTGATATTGACCCTTATCCAGAATCTGGAACAGTAAATACATCTGGTTTAATACCTGTTACTTATCGTGATAGACTTGAAAGTAGAAACGATGAACTAAAAACAATTATTGTTATTAGACCAGACAGTATAGACAAAGTAGTATCAGATTTTAATAAAGCATTGAAGTCATAACATGGCAAACCCAAAGAGTCAACAATTTAAGTTAACTAAGGCGCATATCACGGCAGATAGATTTGGTGGTTTTGAGAATAAATTTTTTGATGTTAAAAATCAAGTTGCAGAAATAAATATCTACGAAAGTATTGAAGAACCATCTTTATCTGGTACGATTGCGATTGTAGATGATAAGTCTTTGTATGAATTAATTAATTTTAATGGTACAGAACGTATTAGATTAGAAATGGCAGGACTAGGTAAAGAAACTGACCCTGTGTTTGAAAAGACTTTCATCATGACAAATATAGTCAGACAACTAAAAGGTAATGATAAGTCTAGTATATATGTGTTTGACATTATCGATGAACATGGTTTTATTTCATCGGCACAAAGACTTCGTAGTGCTTATCGTGGACGTATTGATGATATTGTCAAAGGAATTTGTTTGACACGATTAAATAAAAGTGTTGATATCTCATATCAACTTTTGTTTGGATTTAGAAGTAAAAAAGTTGATGCGATTCAAGATGATATACGTGTAATTATACCTAATCTTTCACCTATAAATGCAATTAAATGGTTATTGTCAAGAGCAACAACACAGACAGGTTCTCCTTTCTATTTATGGGCAACAATACATGATGAAAATTTAAGAATGGGTAATCTAGATGTTATGTATCGTCAAGTGCCATTTAATGATAAATTACCTTATACTTATAATCCATCAAACGTAAACGTTGCAGAAGATAAAAGTGAATTCGAACAAGGATTTACTATTAAAGCATTAGGTTTAGGTGAAATGGGTGATACTCTTCATATGGTAACAAATGGAACTGTCGGCGCATCACAAGGTATAACTAATTTAAATACTGGTCAAATAACACAACAACACTATGACGTGCAAAAGACAATTGATAATTTAGACAAACAAGATATAATTATAAGAAGAAATCAAAATGTTTTTGATAATAAATTAAAATTAAAAGATAAATTTATTGGTGATTATGAAGCACAACATATTCATCAAGTAGTTTCTACAGGAACTTACGGTAAGTTTAAATCATATCACGATGAATTTGAAGAAGCAAAACATCTTAAAAAATTAGAGTCTAATTCAATTAGAGATTTACTAGTTAAAAACATGATGTCTATTACAGTTCCTGGTACTGCATTCTTTCTTGGTAAAGCGGCAGTAGGCGATACAGTAAATTTAAATGTTGTCAATGATAATTTAGAAGTTGGTAAACAATCAAATGCAGATGATATGCTTGATAAAAATAAATCTGGTAAGCATTTAATTTATGACTTGCGACACACATTTAGAGGCACACAACATGACGTTACAATGAACGTTTGTAAATTAGAAAGAGAACCATGAACGAGAAATTTTTAAATCCAGTGCCTTATGAATATTACGGAGATAATGTTCGTTGGTTTATTGCAACAGTTATTGATGCATCACCACCATTTGGATTTGAAGGGCGTGTAAAGATAAGAATACATGGGTTACATTCAGAAGAGACATATTTATTGCCACAACAAGATTTACCTTGGGCACAATGTGTGCTTCCAACAACAGAAGGTGGTGTATCTGGCATAGGTAAATCACCAAAGATACAACCAAACTCATTAGTTTTTGGTATGTTTATGGATGGTAATCATTCACAAACACCAATAATTTTAGGTTCTTTACCACATTTAGAATTTCCAACGTTAATGCAAAACAATCAAGTGCTTGAAGATGTTGGTGATGATAGTAAACCTGAAGGTATATTCGGTAGACTAGCAAGTGTATTTACACCAAGAGATAAAGGAATAGAGAATGATAACACTAGTAGTAATCCAAGAAAATTTTCTGACACAGTTAGAGACAACAGAGTAAGACATTCAGTACAGTTTTTATTAAATTTAGGTTATACAGAAAATCAAGCAATTGCAATTACATCTGGTTTGTTTATTTCATCTAAAATGGTTACTGGTAAAACTGGACTTGGAGATTTTTCTAAACAAAGATTTTCTAACTTAATCGCATTTAGTTCAGCATATAGACAATTTACAACACAATTAGAATTTGTTGTTTTTGAACTAAGAGGTGAGAAACAAAATGCTAATATAAAAATACTACAAACTGATAGTTTAGAAGGTAAAAATTCTTTACCAGAAATTGTGACTAAATACTACTTAGAAAACAATGCATCTGGTTTTAAAGATGAAGTTGAAGCAAAGGCATTAGAAATTAAGGAGAGTATTGGTGAGTAGAGAAACTAAATCAAGAATTAATGCTCAATTAAGAAGATTAAAAAGAGAGGACAAAGAGCAAGAATACATTAAAGTAAACTTACCAAAAGCAAGTGACCAACTTCGTGCTAAATTAGATACAACTATTGGTAGAGATTTAACAGAAATTGGTGGTATAAAACCTTTAGACGTAGTACAAAATGCAAAGGGTGATGTCATACAGGGTGAAGGTGTTGCTCTTATTACTGAAAATTTACCTAGCATTAATGGTATTAATGACCCTGGGTCAATTACACTACCATATTCTGCTGGTAGTTTATCAACTAATTTTGGTGGTTCTGATTCTGGTTTTAATTCATCGTTTAATGTTAGTGCAACAAAAACTGGTGGAGATTCTGCTCAACCTATTTCAACAATATTAGGTGAAATAACAGGTGCGCCTGCTTTAAAATTATCTTTACCTAAACTTAATTTAAATATTGCAGGTGGTGGTAGTCCAACAAGTATAGCAGAAGGTATTGATGGTGCAGTTGCAAAAGCAAGTGCTAAAGCATCATCAATCGCAGATGCCGCTAGTGGTATTGCATCTTCTCAAGAACTAACTGAAATAGCAAGTGTTACTCAAAATCTTGATGCCGCTGGTGCCGCAGAAGCAGTAACTAAATTAATATCTGGCATACCTGATTTAAAAACTACAAAAAATCCAGAAGATGTTTTGGGTAATGTTGAAAATAAAACAGGTGTAAAAGAACTTCAAGCAAAAGCAAAAGAAACTAAACTTAAACTTCAATCTTTTCCTGGTGTAACAGATTTTGTTGGTAAAATTAAAGATTTAGCAGGAGACATAGGCGAATTTGTTGACAAGGCGACCGATGCCATAGCAACTGTAGTAGCAACAATTGCCACAGGTTTAGATGGCGTGTTACAAAATATTACAGAAAAAATAACATTAAATACAGAAAACAAAGTAAAAGGCATTACTGGCAGTGGATTAGAAAGTGCTGAGTTAAGAAATATCACAGAAGATATAGCAAAGAAAACATCACAAGGTGATGCAAATGCAATCAAGGCAGTACTTGGAAATGCAGACATTGGCGACAAAATGAAAGATATTGTAGATAAAGTAGAATCTCCTGCAAGTCCTTTAGATTTTAAAAACGAAATACAAGATAAAGCAGAAAAATCTGGCGTATCAAAAGATGAAATAGATAATGCAACAAATACAGTTGATAGAGCAGATAAAGAAATAAAATCATTAAACACTACAATTGCTGGTCAAATGGTATTAGATGCAAACTTCTATGACTTACCAAAACCTATTGGTGAAGAGATTACAAAGTGGTCAGGTAAAAATAGTGGTGACGAAGTATTTACTTTTGTATCTTCTGTTGAAGAATTAAATTCAGAAATACATGCAATTTCAAGACCATTATCAGAAGTGGTAATCCATGCAACTGAAACTGCGACTGATAAAGACATTGGTGCAATAGAGATAAATAACATACAATCACAGTTAGGACATGATGGTATTAGTTATCATTATGTTATACGAAGAGACGGAAGATTACAAAGAGGTAGACCACCAGATAGAGTTGGCGACCATACGTCTGCAAATGGTCATAATAATCATTCTCTTGGTATTGTGCTTGTTGGTGGAATTAATGTTGCGACTGGCGATACAGATGCACTTGGCAATAGGTCATCGTCTGCATTTACACGAGAACAGTATACAACACTTGAAAGATTCTGTCAAGCATTTTATAGTAGATATCCAGGTGGTAATATCTTTGGACATAATGATTTAGATGCAGAAGAAACTGACCCATATTTTGACGTGCAAGAATATACAGAAACAGTATTTAGAAAACAGTTAAATGGTATAACAGACCCACTAAACGAAGGACCAGTTGACCCAACTTCAACTACACTAAACACATGATATATAGTAATGAATATGGTACAGTAGACTTGTTATCAGAACAATTCTTAAAGTCATTAAAAAGTGACGAAGGTACTATTGGCATGAAACTATCGGGTGGTGCTGATACGGCATTGTTATTATACTTAGTTGCAAAAGAAATAAGTGAAAGAAATTTAAAATTTGATATATTGCCATATACTTTTAATGATAAACCAGATAGATTTATCGTTGCTCAGATGATTGTGAATGAAATTAAAACAGTTTTTCCAACTGTTAGATTTAAAAAACATCAATATGGAGATATCTCACCACCATATAGAAGAGTATTTGATAAGTGGGCACTTAAGTTAACAGAAAAAAATGATATAGTTTTTTTTACAAATGCAACAAATTTACCAGCACCATTAGATGTTATTACAAATAAAGAATTAGCAGAGTTTGTTGGAACACGAGAGGCACCAAGAAATTATGATACTCAAGACTTAGAACGAATTGGAATAAAAAACATACCAGAATATTCACCATTTAAAAATGTTGATAAAAGATTTACTGCTCAAGTATATGAAGATGAGTTTTTATTAGAGACTTTATTTCCATTGACTAGGTCATGTTTAGGAAGTGCAGAAGTTACTGACTATCATGAAAAACCTTGTAAGATGTGTTATTGGTGTGAAGAAAAGTATTGGGCATTTGGTCAATATGATGCAGTAGGATAATTAGATGACAACTAAAAAAGATAATTTTAAATTAAGAACACAGAAACTAGGTTCGGGTCTAGAAGAAAGTCTTGGAGTGCCAAGTAAAGGTTTTCAAGACCCAACTGGTGAGTTTCCAAAAAGAACATATAACTTTGGGTCATCAATAAACCAAGCGGCAAGAGGTGCTAAAATTAATAATCTCTACACAAGTGGTGGAGATATTGGTGTATCACTTAACATTGAAGACCAAAGACCTTCAGAGTTTCCTTTCAACCAAGTAGATGAAACTACATCTGGTCATGTTGTTGAATACGATGACACTCCAGGTGGTGAAAGAATTTTAATTAAACATCGAACTGGCGCTGGTGTAGAAATGAGAGCAGACGGAAGTGTTATTGTTTCTTCGACAAATAACAGAATCGAAGTCACGGGTGGTGACCAAACAACTATAGTCGAAGGTGCTGGTAATCTAGTCTACAAAGGTAATCTTAATTTAGTAGTCACAGGTGATTACAATGTTGATGTTGGTGGTAACTATAACGTACAAGTTGCTGGTAATATGATTGAAGGTATTTCGGAGAATCATCGTACTTTTGTTACAAAAAACTCAGAGTATGTCACAAAAGGTACTAAATCCACTAAGACTATTGGTAATCATACTGACATTATGTTAGCAGATAATCATCAATATGTCAAGGGTAATCAAAACAATTGGGTACAAGGTGACATTGAAATCGCAACAGAACAAGATATGTTTGTATCTGCAAAATCTTCACTAGCAATGACAAGTGAAGTCTTTAATGCGACAGGTGTTAAACAAGTATCAATTTTTGGTATGAAAGGTTCTATTGGTGGTAAACAAGTTGACTTTACAGGTCAAGTATTTCAAGGTAATGAAGGTCCAGCACCATTTACTAGTGGTGCCGCATTCTATGGTTCGTTTCATGGTCAAGCAACTGAGGCAATGTTCTCAAGAACTGCATGGACGGCAGAAAAATCTAAGTTTGCAGAAACTTCTGGTGTAACAGAATCGCAAAACTATGCAGAAAATGTAACAAGTAGTGGAGGTAGTGTCCCACCTGGTGGTGCACCAGAAATTGTTCTGAATCAAGAAATCAAAACACCAATTGGACCACCACCAATTCCAAGTATTGTTGCCGCATACGGTAGTATGGGTGATTTTGCAATACGTGACGTAGTAATTGATGAAGGTGATAAACTAAAAAACAGATTAGACTTATCAGATGACTATAAAGGTATTTTTGATAAACACCCAACAACACAAGAAATACGTTCAAGATTGAGAGGCACTCTTAGAGAAAGATTAACTAGAAGAGGTACTAGAGAAAACTTACTTGGACAATTAATCGCAGAAGGACGAGTAAGTGATACTGCATATAGAACAACACCAGATAAAATAGGTAGAACTGTTGGTAAAGAACCAACTTCTAGATTTGGTTATACACCAATTGGTAATGCAATAGAGAATAGAGGTAAGAGGTTTACACCAAAATGATAATAGTAGTTGACCCAGTATTTAACCCTAATAAAACAGGCAATGTTAGTTCCGCAACTAAACTAGGACCAGGAGTAACAGTTGCTAAGTTTCTTGGTGCATATGGAGATAGAACTGCATTCAATCATGTTGGTAGCAACGATGATAGAAAACAAATAGCAAGACAATTATATTTACAGGCAGAAATGATGCGAGTAATTCAAGGTAATACTGAATTATTTAATGATGTACGATTGATTGTAAGTGAAGGCATTTATCGTGCAGGTCCATCAGAAACACTTGTTGACGATACTCTTGCAAAAAGTAAAGGTGAATTAGTATACTATCAAGTG